GCTGCCATAGCTAAAGGAACTGCTAACATTTGAAACATTATTTGCCACCTCCTGATGTAGTGGTAGTGCTGTTAATAGGTGCTGGAGCACCATAAGCTGCACTCAAGTAGCTACCTAACTGTTGTTGTGGAGCATTTACACCATATTGGTATCTATCAATATCACCCTGTAATGCTTGTCTTGAATAATCTTCTTGTGTTTTACCTACATTCATTAGTTGTTGTATATCACCGTAATCAGCCTGTGCTAATTGTGGTGCTGCACTTGCTGCTGACATTTGTCTTTGTGCTTGTGTTTCTGATAGATTGCCAAGACCTTGTGCTGCTGCTAATTGATTAGAAAATTGTGTGTTAGAAATATTACCTAGTCTACCTATTGCAGACTCTTGTAATCCTCTTTCTTGACCATAGTTTTGGTATGCTAGTTGACCAGCTTGCCTAGATAAAGCATCTGCTAGGTTGCTAGTAGCATCTGATTGCATTTGTGCTTGAGCACCTGAACCATATCTTCCTGACTGTGCTGCAGTGCTGTTAAGGTTTTGTGTAGCCTTTTCATATTCTGATATAACTGGAGCTGCTGCTGATGACATCATGCTGGCAAAGTAAGGGTTACCTGCGGATAAATAATTTCCACTAGCAGTAGTTTGTGTTCCAGGTAAAGCCAAGTTTGTACCCCCACCTTGCAACGTTTGATAACTACTTAATGCTGGGTTTACTGCAGACTGTAATCCGCTAATAGTATTTTGTGCTTGTGGTATTAATGGACTTCCTGCTGTTGCTCTAGTTTGAGCAGATTCTAATGCTGATGTTGTTGCTGCTGATGGGTCTACATACGTTTGACCTGGATAGTATTCTGGAACACCTGCTTGGTATAAGGTTTTAGCCTCATCTAACCCATAGGAAATATACGGCTTTAGCATAGGGTCAATTTCAGACGTAGTAGTTTGTTGCTGACCACCACCACCACCTTTAAATAACTTTCTACCCATCTTACCGTTGTCAATAGATTGGTTTCCGTCTAGCTCTGGAAAATAATCGTTCATATTTTTAGCTCCATTAGTGTGTATTTTTTTTCATAACCGTATAGCTTATTAAATAACTTCACTATACTCTCGTATTTGGTAGAACCTTGAATGCAAGTTCCGCCATGACTTTTAACCCAGACCTTAAAGTCTTCAAAGCCTGCTTTAGTGTTTCTTCCGCCCATATAAGTAATATAAGCTACTCGTTCGTTTGGAAAGTTAATCCACTGTACAGTAAAAGCACAATGGCATTTATCTTCATCCATCAGCACCAACAGTTGTTGTTGCCCTTGTATGACTAATAGTTTTAATTGGTCAGCAGTAAACTCACCATTACCTTTATCTAATGCTTTTTGTAATAACGGCTCTGCTAAATCCCAATACTGATATACATGATTGGTTGGTACGACATATAGTTTCATAAGACTAAATTGGTTGGTTGATTACCCTACTATTATATACCCAAAGGTATTGTCTGCCACATTATTAGGCAGGTGAGTAATAGTTGCCTGACCTTTTTGTCTATCACTAATATAAGGCAATCCAGTAGAACCGCTTACTTGTGATGGATAGTGCATAACTAATTCTAGTGTTGAAGAAGGTACACTAGGTCTATCGTAAGGTGGTGTTGTCTGTGCAGCTAATGCAGTTAAAGATACATTAGCGTCATCTACAGCACAAAAAACTTCTACATAATCGTTAGCGTTTAAATCTAAAGGATGTGTTAGGTTTACATAAGCAGCACCTTCTATTGAACCTTGTTTATCTGGAACGGTTACAGATGCTGCACTGTGAGGAACATCTACACCATTTACTTTAAACCACAAATAAGCATTGTGAATTTGAGATAAAGGATTATTAAACCTTCCCATAAATGTTACATTATAATATCCTGCGTAATCCACTGTAACTCTATCGCTTGCTAATGACATAGCATAAGCACTTTCTTCTACTCCTAAAGCAACTCTAGTGGCTATGTTAGCAGAAAAATTTTGTGTTGTATCATGTTCAAATAATCCATGAGGAAGCTGTACTCCAGTTCCAGCAGCAGCGACACTTAATGGTGCAAGAAGTATAATAGACTCAAAGCCTATACGTTCATTAAACAGTGTTGTAGTAGTAGCACCGCCTGTGTTAAGCGTAATCTCCCCTGTATTGTTAGACTTACCTTCTACCAAGTTGTTCACCACTTCTGATACTAGACGTGGGTCACCACCTTGAAATGGTAACTTACGATACATTCTAGTCATTAACGGTTACCCTGTGGTTTTAGTTCTACGTCTACTGCCATAGCAGTTGTCCAGTTTCCTGTAGGCTGTACAGAGAATCGGTGATACCTACCAGCACTGCGTAGGCTACATCTACCTTCTGAAGTTGCAGGTACATAAGCACTAAACTCAACAGTGTCATCAAGCTCTCTACGGCTTGCTACGGCTACGTTAGCACTACCATTGTCTATCTGTGGTCTTGCTAGGGTTGCTACAGAGTTATAACCTGCCTCTATATCTGTGGTTACTAATGTTGGAGTAATGGATGTTCCAGTAAATACAGCTACTTTATTACCTTTAGTTCCAGCAAATAGTAACTTACCACCAATAAATAATCGTGAGTCTAATGAGGCAACTAATGTTTCTAGTGTAGTGCTTGCTGCTACAGCTTCTGCCATGTCAGTGGCTGTTCCTGTACCAGTGCCAGCTCCTGTTGCACTAAAAGTTAACCCTACCGTATTTGCTGATGCTCCAATAGCAGTAAAGTCAGTAGTTGCTCCACCTATTCCATCGTTAAGTGCTACGATAGTGTAAGATTTACCAGAAACAATAGCAGATGCTATAACATCAGATTCAGCAGTTATGCCTTCTAAAGTTGTTCCTGTAGTTGCTATAGTGCCTACTACATCAGATATAGTTTCTGCTCTTGACCATTTATCTAATTGCCAATTGTAAATAAGGATACTTCTTGTACCTTGTACGTTAGCAAAGTTCCATACTACCAAGTTTTTAATAGGGTCAACTGCTGCACTAATAGTATTAATATTAACTAGGTCAGCGTTATCAAAAAACCATCGGTCTATTTTTTCTGTACCAATACCATTAATTGTTTGACCATCAGTGCTATAGAATCCGTCATCAGATAAGAAGAAACTTAATGCTCCATACTGTGCTACCGAGTTACCCTCTAAACATCCTAATCCACTAGAAATATTATCAAACTGAAAGAATAATGGAGAGCCAACGTATGAGGCACGAACCAATGCTTTTTCTAAAAACACAACACCAAACTCACCACCTGTTACTGCTTGTACGTTACCGCCATCAGCAATAATTTGGTAGTCAGATTGTGATGTAGGACCAGATGTCCAGTCAGTTTCATCATTAATGTCTGACCACTGCACTTTGTCAGCATCTGTTCCTCCTGCAATATTTCCTGCAAATACAAAATCCCTAACAATAGCTATGTCTTTAGCTATAGGAGCTACAGCATCAACATCAGCAAATACTGTTGAGCTACCTATTTCCCATGATTGTATTTTTTCAGAGTTGTTTGTAGCTAATACTACTTTACCAAACTGCTCAAATTTCCATGTGCTGTTACCACCATAGCCACCAGCTTTAGATACATCTACAAGGTTTAGAGTTGTGTTGTCCATTTTAAATAATTTAGTAGGACTTCCTGCAAACACTTGTATGTTATTTCCAAACTTGGCAACAAATACGCTGTTAAGTATTTCACTTGCACCATTAGAGTAATCTTCTGCACTAGGAAATGCTCCGTACCCTATACCTACAGGAAATACGTTTTTAGCATCATTCAGTGAGCCAGCATTAGCAGGTTGGTCAGGCAACCATTCGGTAAATTGGATTCTTTGATTTGACATATTAAGACTTCATAATGTAACAAAGTGCATAGTAAGGAGGTAAGTTAGCATTAGTACCACTTACACCCTCTGTACTATTTGTTGTTGTTATATTAGCAAAACCTGTTCCAGAGGCTGCATTTCCACTACCGCAATACAAAGTTCCAATACCTGCCCCTCTTCGGTCATTTACTTGTGGAACTGTATGAGTATGTCCTGAATCTGTAGAGGTTGCTGTATGAGTATGGCTTACCACTACTGCATCTGCACTACCACCAGTATCATCTACATTATAAGTATTTCCTGCTCCAACAACAAACCTGTCTTGTAAATTAGGAGTGCTACTTGTACCATCACATAGTAACCATCCTGCAGGAATAGATGCCTCACTACCTGACCACAACATAATCATGCCAGATACAAATGCCGTTAGTGTAGTCCATGTTGGAGTTGCTCCACTACCTACAGATGTTAAGAACTGACCAGATGTGCCAGAGCTACCGTCAACAGTAAAGTTACCAGTAACGGCTAATGTACCTGATGAAGTTAATGTTCCAGAGTTAGTAAGGTTATCGCCAGTTGACCCATCTACTAAATCTTTAACTTGAGCCATGATGCTTCTGCCCATATTATTGAGTGTTGATGGGGGACATCCTTCGTTAATATTAATACCACCAATATCAGTGTTATCTGATGGGGTGGATGACCACTCACTTACTTTATTTCTGCTCATAGTTTATCCTATCCTTAACCATACGTTTGTGCCGACAGGAACATCAGTCCAATTGTTACCTTGAATATGTCCGTCAACGATTAAATTACCTGTTCCTGATATAGAAGCACTAACACTATATGTTACTGAAGTTTGTGCATCTACTGTAGCTATTCCATTTACTGTAGCATTTCCTACTGCAATAATATTAGCATCTGCTGTAGCTGTTCCTACGCCAGTAATGCTAGCTGTACCAAAGACTGGTTGCCCTGCTGATATTGCTACAACAACAGCTTGTCCAGTAATTGCTGCACTACCAACTACTGTTCCTTTTGGTGATGCTTGTACTTCAGCTATACCAGTAATAGATGCTGAACCACCGCGAATAACTCCTGTAATATTTGCGGTAACACTAGCAAAGCTAGTAATGTTAGCACTACCATTAACTGGTTGTGGTGCAGTAATAACAGTAACCGTAGCTGCTGCAACAATAGAAGCAACACCAACTCTAGTCGCATTAGCTAGTGAACTAAATGGTGCTTCAGAAAATGCGGTTATACCAAACATTATTCACTCCAGTTTTGTGAGTTCATTACCTCAATCAACGCCTCTACATCAGCACAAGCTGCTATGGCTACCTCTAGTCTTTCTGATTCTGCTACTATATGAGCACGTTTTGCTACTACGTCTTCTGGTATTGCTACCTCTCTTTCTGCTTTGCGTACTACATACCAGTCTGTCTGTGCTAGCATCGTACCTGCTGTATGTTTAACTTGGTTTATCATTGTGTGCTTTAGACCATGAGTAACTACCTGAACATCGGTGTCTACCATGACTGGATTATCTGGGTCAGAATTATCTAGCTCTTGTTCCCATACTGGGTTGCCATCTTCATCTACCGCATCTACATCTTCTAATGCTTTAGGATTATCTAGTTCACCATTCCAGTAGTATCTGTCATCATGCCTAA